CTAAGAAGCCCATTGCAGCGTTGACCATACGCTGAACTACGAGAACGCGGAATAACTCTTTAATCACCGCGCGCGCTGTGCTTTTCAGCGTGTCCTCGAAACTTTCAGCACCATCTAGGGCTGACATAAATACGTCCTCAAAAGACTGTTCTAATGTGCCTGCGATGCTATCTAGGTCATCCATCGCTGACCCCATGATAATCAATTCTTGCGTAGCCTTCTGGATTTCTGTCGCGCCTGGAATTCCTAGTGGGTCTCTGTCTGGCGGTGGCGTTCCTGTGGTTTGCCCTGTATCAACCTCGACCCTCAAGGTTGAACCGCTATCTGAAGCATTGATTGCCTTCTTAGCTTCCTCAAGGGCATATGCTGTAGTTTCAATTTGACGAGATAACTCTTGTATCTCCTCTTGCTTTTTCCCAATGGCCCTAAGATTTCGCTTATCCCAGTCATTCATATCCGCTAAATCATCAGGCAGACCATCAAAGAGGCGCTCAACCTCTCTCTGTAAAGCACCTCTTTCTGCTCGAAGGCTACCAAGTTGATCGGTCAATTCGTTGACAGTCTCCATATCAACGATACTCTCAGGCTCCCCTTGACCTGTCAGATTATTGTAAGCATCTGCCATAGTGTTAAAAACAGAAGCGCCAGCCGCAGCCAACCCAATCATTTTTTCCAAAGCAGGCGCACCGTATTGCTCAACCCAATTTGCTAATATCCCAAGCTCCTCTGTCACGTTAAACAAAGCGGTGGCAAGTGCTGTGTCTAGTTGGTCAGATAGTTCTTGCGATCTATTACGCAACTCTGTCATTCGCGTAATTGTTTCCTGATCCATAATCCGACCAGCTTGCTCTGCCTGCTCACCCAAGACGCGCAAGCCTTCTGAGTTGTCTTTCAATAATGGCAAGAGCGCAGTTGCATCAGAGGCCATAGCCTCAAGATAAAACGTAAAGTCTTGCTGTGACGCACCAGCATCTTCCAGCGTCTTAACGAATAAGCCCAACGCCTCTGGGCCACTTAGACCCCTGAAGTTTTCCGCAGTGACACCAACTAAGGGCGCAACATTCTCGAAAAAGTCCTTCATTGGCCCGCCACCAGTGGCAAGGAAGTCACCCACCCTGTCGGTCATATCCTTCAGGATGTCTGATGCTTTGTCTTGCTCAATGCCAACAGTGCGCGCAGCCGCAGCAAATTTCTGAAACTCTGTAGTGGATGCATTTGCCACTTGGCTAAGTTGTCCGATTTGAACAGCCATATCTGCCGCTTGTGAAATTCTCTGCACCGTGAATACGCCAGCAATTAAAGGCGCAAGTTTCCTCGCCGCGCTGCCCAGAGCGTCAAAGGCACGACCAGTTTTTCCAAGGCTCTTCTGTGACTGCTTAGCAAAACGCTCGACCCTACGTTGTGATCGCTCCATTGCCTGCGTGAACTCTTTGTCACGCGCTGCGAGGATGATGTTAAGCTGCTCTGCGTTGATTGCCATCTACTCGCTCCACAAGTTGCTTGTACTGTTCCTTGGTCATAGCTTCCGACCCAACTTTCTTAGGCGAGTGTGCATCAGACCAACCTTGGAACACAAGCCATGTATCTTTCGGGATCATATCACGGATTTCTTCAGGTTTTAACCCTGCAACGATCCCGTTCTTGATCATGCCCCGGACACCAAGCCTTCTTGGGGTGTGTCCGTCATCTTTTTTTTTACTTCCAGCTGCTCACCTACGTCAGGCATAAACGCAATACCAACTACGGCCTGCGCGATTTGATAAAAGCGCAGCAATTCCTCTGGGGTAGATTTTGCGATCACTTCGTCAGCTTCGTGGTCTTTCATGCCACCGCCAACTAACCCAAGGGCCAGAATGTCTTTGACTTCTCTGCTCGTCGGTTTCTTACCGCGCTCAAAGAAGCCCTCCCATAATTCAAAGATGCCACGATGTTTATCTTCAAAGCGTTCAATCTCACGATTGCGTAGCCTGAAAACATAAGAGGTGTCGCCGATGTACTCAGCAACACCCCCACGCGGCGCTTCAGCCGTAATAGTCATATTATGCCGCCGTGAATGTTACTGTGCCTGTGCTTTCCAATGACAGGGAGTAAGTCACGCCGCCCTCTGTTTCGCCACCAAATTCAACAGATGCAATGCGGAATGCACCAGCATATGTGCCGAAATCAGGAACGACGATCTGGAAATTGCATGAGTTATCGTTTTGCATTGCGACAGTATTCATGCGCGCCTCTGCTGTGCTGTCCTCAAAGAAGCCATCCCCTGAGACAGATACGTTTTTTAGGCCAGCAAGTGTTTCAGTCCAAAGCGCACCTTCTGGTGTTGTGCAGTCTGGTGTTGTTACATCAATGCTAGAATTGTTGATTGTCAGAGACTTTGAGTTCAAACCGCAAAGGTTTGCAAATGTTTCTGATGCTTCGCCGTCACCGATCTTCACCAGTAGGGCGCGTCCAAGTTGTTTAGCCATGATCGGCCTCCTTTATTATGCGCTTGCCCAGAGCGCGGAGTTTAGGCGGTATCAAGCATCGCTTGAAGTGAAATGACAGCCGTATAACCGCGCCCATCATTATCTCTTGTCGCATAAAATGCCTCAAATATCAATTCCACTAGGGTATACCCTGTCACTGTGACGGATGCCTCTTGGCGATGCAATGCTGCCTTTACCGCCTCTGCAATCTGCGCTGCCTCAACACGACCCGATGGGCTGCGCGAGTGCGCTTCTAGTGAAATATCTACCAAAGCACCTTGTGCTGTGTCTGTGTCAAAAGCGTTAGCCTGTATCGTATTAAAGCGCAAATATGGGAACACAACGTCTTGCGGTGGCTCATCATAAATACGCGACGATACCAATGTAGCCACACCGCTATTTGCCGCGAGTGCTGCGCGAATGCCCTTCTGTAATGCGAGTGTGTATCCGTCCGCCATTACTTCATCACCTGCTTTAGAGCCTTATCAAGGTTACGCTTTACCGATCTTGTGTGCCGTTTACCTATCAACAGCTTCACAGTCTCAATAAAATGATAACCACTTGTCTGCCCAGTTGAAGCGACAGTGCCACGCAATCTTGTTCCAGTACCTACGCGACCTGTTTGGCGACCATAGTTCACTGCGCCAACCTTCAACGCTCTTTCTTTAGTGCCATCAACAAAGTTCACAAATGCGAAAATGCCTTGCTTACCCTTATAAAAATTCCATTCAATCCCATCACGCAAATCACCAGTATCAACAGGCACAATAGACTTAGCCTTACGCGCACCGTACTTTGCAGAGTTTATCATGCTCTTTTGCAATGATGCAGTCGCCGCCTCTGGCAGATCGGATATTTGCTTCATCAGCTTTTTATTGCCAGTAATTCGTGCATTAAACTTCATGACGCGACACCTTTCTCAAGAACAAACTCAAGCAATGTGTTTTTTGCATCAACTTGGATCACATTCCTGATTGCCCAAGTGATGCCGCGCGCTGATACGCGATCCGCAGCCGTAATTGTTTGCACTGTGCTATCTGATCGAACACGAAGGGTTGCAGCGTTTACATCCTGAAGCGCACCGCCAGCAATTTTCTCTTTGCCCGTTTGCTCACGCAGGTCGCCGTAACGTGTGGTTAGGTTTGTCCAGCCAGAATAAACATTTCCATAATCGTCAACCGCACCTTCAGTCATACGCTGAAAGGTTACACGCTCACGCATTAAGCCAGCCTTAACCATACCAACACTGCCTGTTAATATTCAGCAATTCCATAAAGCCAAATGGAATGTCGCTTAACTCATCCATCTGCGTGTTCTCGCGATTATCGTACCAGTGTCCTATCAAAAGCATCAAAGCATGGCGCACTGTTTCAGGAACATCAGAAGGATTGTCGCCAAAGCCAATCTCATACTCTATCTTTATCGCATCACTACGCCGTTGCGTGGTAGGCCAAGAGTAGTTTGTTTTGGGCGAAATAGTTGTGTAGCTTTCTGTCCCAAAAATATCATAGTTGTTATAATCGTCTAACTGAAGAACGCCGTCTTCATCGTAGTATCTTATTGCGGTAACACCCTGAACTGGCCCCAGCAATAATTTCACTTCTTTGGGCGGGTTCGCAGCAATCCACTGTCCCCACTTCTGGGTGATCATTGCCTGACCCAAAACGCCCTTAACGTCTGTATAAGCTATGGCAACGTTAATAAGGCGGTTAATTAGCAAATCCTCGTCAGTATGCTCTACACGCAACTGATCCTTCACCTCATTCAAAGAAATAGGTTTCTTTAATGGTGCATCGACCAACTCAAGTGTGTGATGACATGACAGAGGCTTTGCCATTGCTTTATTCCTTCACGGCTTTGCGTGTCGCTGTCTTGCGGACTGCCTTTTCAATCTTTGGTGCTTCAATCGCTTCAGCTATGCCAGCCTCAATATAACGCTTGGCCTCTGCTGCATTGCAATCAATCTCATCGCCTGCATTGTGCGAAAAGTTAATGCCAGCCATTGATGTTAGAAGTCTTACTTTTGGCATTTCATATCTCCAAGTTGGAAGGTGGGGCTTACTCGCCCCACCCTAAGTCTTATGATGCTGCTGTAATCAAGTGCTTGATCGCCGCAGTGTTTGTTAGAACACCGTCAAAGCGGATGTAGCCCAAGATGCCAAAGTCAGGTGCAAAACGCTCACGCGCAACGTATAGGCTTGGTGCGCCTACTTTGCGAACGTAGAACTTAGACATATCGCCGAACAACATGACTTTCTTAGCTGCTGCCAAGCTGTCCATGTCTTGGTTTACAACAACATTGTAGCCCAACAAGGTCTGTGGAACGCCAGCTTGGTAGTTACCCATTTGCCATAGGTAGTTGCCGTTGCCGTCTTTCAGCTTACGAACCGCAGCTAATGTGCTGTCGTTCATCATGATAGCTGAGTTTGGTGACGCACGGTAAGCTGGGTCAACTGAGTGGATCAAGTCAATGATTTCATCCGCTGTAATCGCACCTGTCGCCGCTGCTGTCACGCCAGCCGCAGAGTTAGTTACGATACCTTCAACGTCAGAAGAACCTGAACCTGTTGTCAACTTGCTGTTTGCGATGCGACCTAGACGCTCACCTAGCAATTCACCCAATAGGCTTTCCATGTTCAAAACGCTGTCCATGTTAAGCTCTGCTGACCAGCGAACCCACTCAGAGTTAAACGCATATGCGTTCAATGTTTTCTGTGCGAATGTCGCGTCTTTACCACCATCATCAGTTGGCTGTGTGCCTTCTGTGTGTGCTTCAGCAGTTACAGTTGTATCGTCAACTGTTGGGATGTTGAAGGTGTTACCCGCTGTTGTGTTGATCGTTGTGAAATACTGATCACCATACATTGGGCCAGAAGCAATCATTGATTTTTCAATGAATGTTGCAAGCTCAGTCGGGACTGTGAAGCCACCTGCTGAGTTTGTGCCTGCTGTTTGTGCGCGGGCTTCACCTTGGCGTAGAACTTGGCGAACTTCGTTGTCTAGTCCGTCAACTCCACCGTTTGAAACCATTTCATAGAAAGCGTGACGGTAGTCAACGATTTCACCGTGATCAATCGCTGGCGCTGAACGCTGCTCGAATGTTGGACGCTTTGAGATGTCTGCTGGTGCGTCTGCCGCACGAAGTGCCGCTTCTGCTTTTTCCAAACGCTCTGCGCGCGCAGATAGTTTGTCATGGTCAGCCATCATTGCATCAAATTCACGCTCGACTTCTGCCGCACGCTCTTCTGGTGTTTCGTCTGTCACTTCAGACAATTTTGCTCGGGCTTCAGTGGCGATGTGCGCCATCTTCTCCCGAAGGTCTTTAATATCAGCCATTTTGGGCCTCCTTTAAGTGCGCTTGCCCAAGGCGCGGGTGATGGGCACTAACAACGGGAGCCGCCGTTATTTCTTTAGCTGCGCCTTCATTCGCAAACGGCGCGCAGCCTGTGACTTTCTAGATTGCTTCCTGTGATCTTCCAAGGAACGCAAACCAATCTCTGTGCCATTGTACGCAGGTGTCGTGACGATGGAAACATCATAAAGCTGTGCTTCCTCAATCATGCGCTTTGGCACTTCTTTGCTATCATCCCACGACTGCCTTGTGGGTACAAAAGCGAAAGACATTTTATCTAGGTCGCCGCGCTTCATTTTCGGAACAATGCTGCGAACGTCTGGATCAGATGCATCAAGCGAGGCTTCCATGTAAAGACCGCGCTCATCTTCTTCTAGCGTCAATGTGCCAGACCGTGTGCGCGCCAGTGGCAAGCCTTCGTGGTTGATTAGAAAGACAACATCGTCGCGACCAATTGCATCCTTAAATGCACCGCGACTGATTTCCTCTGTAAACATACCGCCGATATTGGTTTCTTCACCGAATACCGCCGCATACCCTGAAACACGCACCTCGCCAGATTGTGCCTCACGCACTTCTAGCTTTTGCGCTGGGCGAAACTCGCGCTCCATTTGCACCTCATCTTCTTCTTCGTATTCTTCAGATTTACCGAAAACCACGATAACTTCTGTTTCAGTTTCCTCGATGCGTTTAATGTGGCGTTTATCATCATCATCCTTGTAGCCGCGAACAGATACTTTTGTGAGTGTGCTAAACCTGTGACCAACCAAAGTGCCAGATGGCGACCAGCCATCTTCACCTTCTCGGTAAACCATAATTAACGCCGCTGGGTCGTCTTCTGTGCCTTCAATCGTGAAATCCGTGTCTGGCACATTGATATCCCCATCCCGCACAATACGCTGGATGCGACCATAGACCTCGCCACCTGAGCTGCCCCAAGTGACATAATCCCCAACATCTAATTCATCTGGCTCTGCGCGATAATCCATATCATCAGCCTCCGTTTGTTGCGAAGATACCACAGAATTACGATCATCGCTATCCTGTTCAGCTTCTACAAGCCTTTCAGCCCAATCTCGGGCTGGCGTACCGCCCCAAAGTTTCCAAGCAATCGTAAATGCGTTCGGCCCGCCGTCAGCTTCATTCTCGCCATAGTGTTCCGCATAATTTGAGCCATGCCGCGCAAAGTAGCTGCGCATGCGCCGCACAGTATCCATAGAAAGGTCAGCTTTATTGGATATATCGCGCGCTCTGGCAACACCTACTTCAGTGCCTCCGCGACCCCATTCTCTGCGCAACTCTAAACCCTGCCGCGCCTGATCTGCCATTGCGTCATTCGGTTTCGGCATCAAATCCCCCAACTTGTGAGGCAATCGGCACTGTAGCACCTTGGATCATCAAGTTATCGCCCTCTGGCATCGGCTCAAGATTTTCAGCGTCACGCACCTCGTTAGGTGTGCGAATACCGTTCTGAATAGATGTCGCGTGTGCTTCCATGCGTGTCTTAAAGTCACCGCGCAGTAGTCCGTCCACGTTAAATTCAACATATTGCTTGGATGAACGGGGGAACAGCTTCAAGTTCATCTCTGCCTCAACTTGCTCAACCCAACGCTTGATTGTGTGCTTAACGAAGTGCAAGTCTTGCTGCTCTGTGTTGCTAAATGTTCCGTGAGTAAGGTCTTGCAAAAACACAGGCGGCAGAGAATAAATGCGCGCAATCTGCTCAACACAAAAACGCTGCAACTCAAGTAGCTGCATATTATCAGGGCTAAAGCCAACTGATTTTAATTCATGGCCCAAAGGCAGCGCCATAACTGGGCGACCCTCGCGTGATAGCTTTGCCATTGTGTTGGCAATGTCGTCAGACGCACGAACCGCCGAAGCGCCAGACTGAAATGGGCCTTGTAAGACGGCTGGGGGAATACCGCCTGACTGAAAAGCCTTTGAGCCATACTTTGTTGCTGCAATCGCCATGCCGATCACATCTTTGTTTGTGCCGATAGGCCCGCGCACATCGTGCTGGTTTGCCTTTAGCATAAACGGAATATCAATAACCTCAGTTGCCGCATATGTCTTATCAAAACTGCGGTAAATCTTGCGGCCATCTTGAAGCATCTCAACCCGCACATGTGTAGGATCAAGTGGGTAAAGGTTTATCGCGGCACCCGCACTGCTGCGCTCAATATACGTCACAGAGCGACCGCCAGTTAGTACTTGCTCAAACATATACTTGCGCCACTCAAACGATGACATTGCCTCGTTTACATTGGTGCCAATCATATTAGAGAATTTATTGTCTATCTTCTGACGACCTTCAGGGGTCTTGCGGTAAACCTCTAAAGGCAACCCCGCCAGAGTACCTGAGATGAAGTTGACCGCTGCCCAGATCGCAGGCACACCCAGTGCGCTATCCGTGTTCACCGTTACGCCAGCGTCAGCAACAAAGTCGCCCCAACCCATAACCTGAAGAAAATCATCAGCAGAAACGGGCGCATTTGGGTTCTCCAAATTGCGGTTTTCCACCTTACGGAAGCGATCAAATAGACCCATTTTAACTAAATCCCATGCGCATGGTTTGGCCTATACTACCTTATTGTGCCGCAAGTGTAAACGATGGGTCATCCCAAGGTGACGTATATGAGCCGCTATCATCATGACTTATAGCACCTAAAGCCATAGTTAATGCAACTAATCCGTCAATTTTACCCACACTTTTTGCCTTATTTAGCTTTCTGTTGCCCGCTGGGTCGCGTTCCGCAATAGCATTTGCCGCACACATATTCATAATCGGATTTCCACCATGTTTTAGCTTTCTGTCAGCCACAAGTCGCTCTAATTGGTCAACCGCGGGTGCCATATCGCGAAATCCCTGACCAAATGCAGCCATAGGCACTTGTGCGCCAATCTGGTCTAATTCACGCTGAAAATCAGAGATACGCCAGCGGTCATAGGCCATCATGCGTATGTCATACCGCTCTGATGCTTCTGCAACCGCCTGGGCAACCACAGCAGGCACAATAACTGGCCCATCTATCGCAGTCAGGTAGCCTTGGTCTGCCCAAACATCATAAGGCACCTTTTCTGTTTTGGCTTTATCCCGCAATCCATCCGCAGGCAAAAAGAACTGCGACTTGATGTGAAATGTGTCGCCCACAGGAAACGCCATAACAAACGCCGTCAAGTCACGGCTGGCCGACAAGTCCAAACCAGCGTAGCATGTCATGCCGTTCTCAATCTCAGGCGCGCCCGCGTTTGCTTCCCACTCAGCGCGGCTCAGGAATGGCGATGTGGCCTCAATGCGTTGATTGAGGTAAAGCCATCTGAATGAATTTTCTTTTGCAGGCAGTCGCTCTGCCTGTTTTGCGAAATCCTGAATATCAGTCAGACTGCGGAACTCGCCCAGCGCAGGGTTTGCTGCCTTCCACGCTTTCTTGTCCATAATCTCGCATTCTTCAGGAGCGGTGTAGACGTGGCTTACAATCCGCTTGTCTTTCGCATTCGCAGCATCATCCAACCAAATGCTAAACAAGTCGCCATCAGTCGCAGCCTGTGTGCTAATTGCAATAAGCAGTGGATTTTCGTGCGCACCCTGCGCAGTTTCGATTGCCTCAATGAATGCATCGTATTGCCCACGCACCTGACCAACTTCATCCAATATCGCCAAGACAGGTGACAAACCGTGCGCCGTTCCAGCTTCCGCAGAAATCGCTTTATATTCTACATTCATCGGCAGACCGATCAACATCTTCTGCGATGGTACAATTTTTATCAGCTTAGACAGCCGTGCCGACAGGCGCACCATCTTTTCTGCCAGCTTAAACACAAGTGATGCCTGTTCGCGTGATCGTGCGCCACTGATGATCTGACTATTCGTCTTGGCTTCAGGCCCAACGATATGTGCAAGCAATATACCCGCAATCAAGGCTGACTTGCCGTTCTTTCGTGCAACAGACAGGTAGGCGCGCGAGGTGCCTTTGGGGTTGTCGTAAATATCGCAGATAAACTTAGTTTGGAACTTCATCAGCTTGATGGGCTTACCAACATACTTACCTTCAGGCACAATGCAAAAACGTTCTATGAAAGCGCAGACTGCCTCACCGCGTGTCATTGCGGCCTCGCAAGTAACTCATCATCAAGCGGATTATCACCCTCAATATCCTTCGCATAACCAGTGCGCTTGGCAACATCTCTCGCCTCACCTCGCGCGCGCGCATGTAGACTTAA